TACTGTTACTGCAACCACTGCTGCTCTGACACAATCGGCTATAGTGGTTGATATTTTTCAACCTACCGGAACCACTTATCGATATCTTGAACCAATGATTACTTTGGGAGTTGCTAATACACTCATTCTCGGCATTACCGCTATTCGGTACAATGGTAAACTGAAACCTGAACTTACCGATGGATTGCTTGCTCAGTCAATTGCAGTAAGTCCCGCTGCTGCGTAATAGTTTAATTAAGAAAGGAGTTTAATTACTCCTTTCTTTTGGAGGTTTGTAATATGTCTCGAAGCACAAAAGTTTATATGGCGCAAGGAGCTGCTGAGTTGATAGCGGAATCTGGTGGAGTCATTACTGCTAAAGCTGGTTCTACTCTGCGAGTTCAAGGTTTTATGCCAAAGGCTCAGGCCGTTCCAACCGCTAAAACTACAGCTGTAACTTTGACGATAGATGAGTTGCTTACCGGAATCGTTACGGCTACTCATACAGTCGGCGGTACTGCTGCGTACACTCTTCCTACGGGAACTCTTGTTGACGCAGGCTGTTCTTTGGATATTGGAGATTCTTTCGATTGGTCATTGATCAATCTTTCTGCCGCTGCTCTTGATACTGTTACCGTAACAGCAGGAGAGGGTCATACTATCGTCGGTAACGCAATCGTGCAATCGGTTCATGCAAGTACTGGACTTATATACGGAAGTTCTGGAATGTTCCGTACTAAGAAAACTGCTGCTAATACGATGGTTACTTATCGTATCGCTTAATGAGGTTTCCCATGCAACGTGTGAAAATGAACTCAATTTCTGCCGGTCCTGCCGGTTGTTTACATCGGGGAGAAACCTATCCTCTCGAAGACGGAGAGGCTAAAGCTTTGGTTGATGCCGGTTACGCTACCTACGAAACGGCTATGGTTCAACCTTTTGCGAAACCTGCTCCTGATCTTGAGCAAATAAAAAAGGTCGCTGAAGTTGTAACCGAATCGAAACCAAAACAAAAACCTCAAGGTTGGGGTGTTAAGTAATGTCCTCATCGCGCATAGTACAAGGTTTATTACAGCCTTACTTTTATTTTATAATCCCAGGAACTGATGATTTAACAGATGCTGTGGTGACTTGTACTATGCTTGATGTTAATGATGTTGCTATCGTTGATGCTAGTTCTATAGGTTGTTATATAACTGATGTTGCCGAAAGACAAGCTGAATATCGTTGGCAAGATGGGGATACTGATTTAAGCGGAACTTTTAATTTATATTTTACCATTACTCCAGATGGAGTAGACCCGTTTAATACCGAAGTATTTGGTGTTGAAATTATAGCAAGCGGTGGTGATGAATTAATTACTGTAGCAGATGTTGAAAAACAAATACGATTTGATTTGTCGAATCAATCTGAACATATAGTCAGTTTAATACAAACTGTCCGTGAAAATTGTGAAAGTATTACCAGAAGGGCTTTAAAACCAGTTCAAAGAACTCTTACTTTAAATAAATTTCCAGGTGGTAGAGGATTAATTGAAATTCCTAACCCGCCTTTACGATCAATTGATAGTATTACTTATTTGGATACCAATGAAGTAGAACAAACTTTAGATCCTGCTACTTATAAAATATTTTTTAAAAACAATTTTAATCCAGCACAACCTTCTTATATAGCGCCTATTTATGGAACTTCGTGGCCAGTTGCTTTATACGATTTGGATAGCATTACAATTACATATACTTGTGGTTATGGAACTGTTTTAAATTCAGAAGATGTTTACGAAACTATTGAATTACCGAAACCAATACGTCAATGGATGCTGATCAACATAGCTAATTTATATAGTAACCCTGAAACTGTAATTGTAGGAAATGTTAATCGTTTGACTAAGGTCGAAATTCCTTCAATAGCTAATGGATTGATAGCCGATTATAAGGTAGCCAAATTATGACATTTCGCGGTAGAAGACAGCATTTTGTCAGGATAGAGAAACCTGTTACCGTGAAAAGTCCGTCAGGCGCTCCAACGGTAACATGGCAATTGTTCAAACCTATGTGGGTAAGCATACGAACTATTCAAGGATACAAAAAACAGTCAGCTCAAGCGTCCTGGCCCGGATCAGATACTTCAATAGGAATGGATTTTATAGAAGGAATTTTGCCCACAATGAGAATTGTTTATGGTGATAAAATATATTCTATAATGTCAATTGATAATATTGATGAGCGAAATAGGGATATTAATTTTGTTTGTCAGAGCGGATTGAAAGCATCATGACAATTTCATCAAAACTATATTTTATACTGTCACCTGCTTTTAATGGAGAATTATATCCGGTTGTTCATCCAGATCCCGATGGATTAAGTAGTTCGGTTGCTGCTTTATACGCAGTTTACAATATAGTTGGTGGTGCAAATTTTTCTACTTTAAAAACCGATAGCGATTTAGAAAGACCGAGGGTTCAAATAAGTATTTATGGAATAAATTTTGATAACGTAGAAACTAAACAATTGGCAGTTCAAGCTGCTATGAAATATGCTAACGGTTTAGCTAATCAAGCAATAAAAGATAGATTAGATCCATTAACCGCCGTAGGTGCTTTACCTAATAGTTTAGTCGGAAGTCCTATGGATGATTACGAAAAAGATACTAAGCGCTATGTCAAACATTTGGAATATTATTGTTGGATACGCTCTTAGGCCAATGGGTTGGAATAACATCTGACCTTAATTGTTTTAACCCAAATATGGAGAATTAAAAATGAGCGTTTCTGCACAATTGGCGCAAGGTTCTGAACTTTATATTAGCGGTAGCGCCTCCGCTGCTGAAGTTCTTACTGCTGTGACCGTAGGGTTTCCTACAATACTCGCGATTACTGGTCACGAAGGGCTAGCTAATGGCGATTCTATAACATTGGCTGGTTTTACTGGAGCGGATGCAGCTACTCTGAATGGTAAAACCGCAGTTGTTAAGAACTACGCTACTGGCACTACGAATGATACTTTTGCCATTGACATCAATACTGTTGGTAAGACAATAACAATCGATGCCGGTAATTCTACCGCTACACCGTTGTCATGGATCGAAGTTCTTGAAGTAAAGAGCATTAAACCATCAAGTGCCACGGCCTCTCAGATCGATGTAACCGATCTTAAATCAACTGCGAAAGAATATCGTACCGGCTTGCTTGATAACGGTACTTTCAGCGTTGACACTCATATCCTTGAAAGTGATCCTGGTCAAGCTGCTATTCTTGCTTCTTTCAACGATTCTACAGCGGTTCCTTATAAGATCGTTACACCTTTGAAAACAAGAACTTTTACTGCTTCCTGCACAAAGTTCCCATCTATTCCCGATCTTGGTGTTGATCAGGTTCAGATTGGCACAATGGAGTTTAAGATTTCTGGTTCGGTGGTTGTTTCTTAAAATTTAGTTCAGCCTAAAATTTAACTGGAATATGTTAATTGAATCCGGTATTATACTCTAATACCGGATTTTTAATTTAATCGACTTATGAGGATACTATATGTTTTTAAACAAACAATCCCTGCTTGAAGAAATAGCTCTAAAAACTGATATTGTTGAACTTGAAAGTGGTAACGTTATGGTAACGGAATTATCAGCCGCTGATTACCTGAATATGGGTAAATTGTGTGCTACTAATGACTATGAAAAAGAAGGTAATATTAAAGTCGATGTTGAAAAATGGGATGCTGCTATAATCGCTTATTGTGTAATTGATCCAGATACCAAAGAACGGGTATTTTGCAATGACGATATCGATATGCTCAAGAAAACTTCCCATAAAAAAATCACCAAGATTCTCGTAAAGGCAAAAGAACTTAACGGATTGTTAGGTGACGAGGGAAAGGACTTAGCGCCGACAGAGAGCGACTTGAACTCTGGAGAGTAACTGTAGCCCTCGGTTACAAACATCCCGACTTTCTTTTATCGGGCATGACTTGTCGGCAATTAAGGGAGCTTTTACATTTTTATCGTATCGAACCTTTTGGGGAATATCGTGATGAATTAAGGCATGGTCAACAAATGGCTTTTCATCATAATCTTCATCGAGATGAGACAAAAAGATCTGAACCTTTTAAAGCGATTGACTTCATGAATTTTATTGAAGATATTCCTGAAAAAATATATACTAAGGAAGAGTTAGAAGCATACGCTGATAAAGTTTTTGGAACGTAAACAGGGTAATCCAGATGTCAGATGGTTTTTCAATAGAGTTTGATGATAATTGGACCATGTTGAGCCAGCGCTTACTAACTTTTGGTGAAAAGGTTAGTAAGCAGATTACCCTTGCTGCATTAAAAGAATCTGCTTTGTACATGAAGCATGAAGCGATTATGTATGCTTCAAAGTCCGATGATGTTCACAAGCTCTTAGTCAAAGGGCAATATATCGAAATATCCCCTGGAAATCTCAAAAAGCATATCCGCGCGGCCCGAATGCGTAAGAATATGCTCGAATCTGGAGAGGTAGGGTATAGGGTGTATGTCGCTATAAGAATGGCATGGTATGCGAAATTCGTTGAATTTGGACGTAGCGGGATGGCACCTATCCCTTTCATGCGTCC